CTGAGCCTGCACCAACAACGACGCCAAGTATGGCTCCAATTCAAGATTTCCTTGGACAAGTTTCAGGGCAGTCTAGTGAAGAACTTGAGCAAGGTGGAAAGACTGCTGGCGATAAATTTGTTGAAGCATTAGCCGATGGAATTGATGAAAATCCGGCTGCTAAACAAGCGGCTGAAAGACTGGCTCAAGAGATTCGTGATCGGTTCCACCATTCGCCACCGAAAAAGGGACCTCTGGCAGAACACGGTGATGCGGCTGTGTGGGCCGGTCAGCAATTCGGTGCCAGCTACGCTGCTGGCCTGACCTCGGGACAACGGGGCGTGGCGAGCGCGGCGTCTGGGGTCGCTGGGAGCGCTGGCGGTGCCGTTGGGGGAGGCCAGGGAATCTATGAGGCAGGCAAGTTCCTAGGCCAAATTTCTCAATTGATCGATTTTGCACAACATGCCGTTGATGCGTTTAGCAAAATTGGCGAATCTATTCTTGGTTTCGCTAAGTTCATGTCTGATCCGTTGGGTAAAGGCACGTTCTTTGGTGGGTCGAAAACGTTCAAGCGCGATTCGTCAATTAGCGATACCGCACTTGCACGCACTCAGGCCGATGCCGCGCAGCAACGTATTTTTGGATTCTTTGGTTCTGGTCAACGTCCTGATTTGTATGATTCTAGAACCGGACTTCTTAAGGGTCGCGATCCAGGCACGCTGGCGCCAAATGCAGATAAGCAATCGGTTGCGAACTATATTATTGATAAGGCTATGTCTCTTGGATATTCAAGAGAACAGGCTAATCAATTCTTGGTTCAAGGCGTTGGTGAATCGGGTCTTTCTGGAACTGCTTCTAATCCTGCTGGATGGGAAGGTATTTTCCAGTTCGATAAGCCAACGTGGGAGTCTGTTGGTGGTGGAACGGTTACCGATCCGCAAACCAATATTGATAATTATTTTAAGCTCGCTGCCCAGCGTGGTTTGACTCCACAAAATTTTACTGATCCGCATTTGCTTGGTACTCAAGTTTCTATTGGTGGGCCGCTAAATCCGAAAAATGCGGGTGCCGAAGCACAAGCTCGTGCAGCGGCTGAGCAATATCTAAAAGGCTACCAACCCGGTATGGGGCAACAGGTTTCTGGTATTCCTGCCGGGGTTCCCGCGCTGGCGGGGAATATGCCGATGCCTTCAATTTTGCATGATACCGGTAGCGTTCCTTCATCTGCTGCTTCTCGTTATGTGGCCGCACTTATTCAACAGATGTTCCCAGAAGTTAAATCTATCGGTGGCTCTCGCGATACCGGGACTGCGCCAGGTACCCATGAAAAAGGTTTGGCGATTGATATTGGAATGCCCGGTGGTTCTACGCCAGGTTCTTCTACTCCTTCTGATAAAGCTCTTGGGGATAGAATTCGTGCATTTTTGCAAGCTAATGCTCAAGAACTAGGAATTAAATACACTATTTGGCAGGGTGAAGGAACTTATACCGGAAGTAATAAGCCTGGTTTTAAAACTCCCGGTGAGCACTTTGATCACATCGACGTTCAATTTAACGATGGTACGCTGGGATCAATTGGTGCTGATGGATCAGTTAGCCTGAAAGTTCCGTATGGCTCCCCGGCTGCTGGGCTTGATTATGGTTTGCCACCAAAGCCAGAAGATAAGCCTAGTGCGCCAAAGAATTTGGTTGTCCGAAATCCTGATGGCACGTTTAGTGCAATTCACGGCGCTGAACAAGGTGCTGCACCTGGGCCTAATCAAATCAACCCGATGACAGGAAAGCCTTGGACTCCACAAGAAGCTGAGGAATTCTGGAATCGTCCAGAAAATGCCATGCAATATGATATGTCTCAATTGCAAGGCTCTGATCTTAGTACCGCTGGGGTCTTCCAGGGAAATCAAGACGATCTGCTTAACGAGGTAAAGCAGAGCAATACTTTCTTGGCAGGAATTCTCGACGGTACAAATCAAGGGCTTACCCAAAGCGAAGCTATCAAGGCCGCTAATCAATTGCAGGTTGAGATTGATCGGCAAAATACACTTGATACGCCAGCTTCACGAGCGCGAGCTTCTGCATTGCAAGGCATCCAAAGCGATATTACGAGTCAATATGGATTGACTGAAGATAATCCAATTGATACTGCAACACAGGTTCTCGGAACTTTTAGCTCTGTTGCAGGCGATATTTTCAAGGTTATGCAATCCGGCATTGAAGCAATTGGTGCTGGAAAGAACTTGGCCGATATGGCAGTTCGGTATCCTTCAAATACCGAAGATATTTTCAATGCCATTGATCAGGTTCAAAAGTTTATTCAGTTCTACGCGGATATTGCTGGTGCAGTTTCTTCTGTTGCCTCTGCGATTGGTTCTGTGATTCCTAGTGAGGGAACGTTTGGCGCAGGCGCGGCAGTAAGTGCAGTCGGACAAATTGCAGGATTGGTCCAAGGCGCACTTGAAACCGTTAACGCAATGATTGATTTGGGTCAAGAAGCATATCGAATTATTGGTACTTATGTTGGCGATTTCTTGGGCTATCTATTGGGTGGTCCAGAAGGACCGCTACAAGGCAATATGAAGATGTTGCTTGATGAGAGAACTGGACAACTACTTGCATATTCTGCGGATAATCCGCTTGATAAGCGTGCTCACAATGTCCCTGGACAAGCTCAAAATCCAGAGGCTCGCAATCAGGCAATTGGCACATTGAATTACTACGCTGGGCCTGGACAAGACCCACGGGATTCAACTCGCCAAATGATGTATCAAGTCAAGGCGTCTCAGTTGATGGTGGCGACAGGAAACTAAATGTCGTATTACAAGAATCTGATTACCGGTCAATGGCAGATCGGTGATATTGTCATGGGTTATGGAACAAATATCAAAGTCGATGATATTGATGTTAAGTCCTATGATGTTGACGCCAAGGATTACCAAGTTCCACGTTCTGACGAGAAGCGATTTGGACAAGACAGTCTAGTCCCCACAACCATTGAATTTAACTTTCGAATCTTGCATAACCGATTGCTGCCGGGTTATGAAGATGTGTTGCCAAACTTCTGGCATTCGATGCCGACGATTGAGGATTTGCAGCGAGAGTGGCGCTTTGATGCCGGTCGAAATCGGTGGGGACAAGTAAAGCCGCTTTATCTCAAGAGCAAGTATGACGAGCGCGAAAAGATTATCTTCGGTCGCCCAGGTCAATTCACCGTTACGCAAAACGATATGTATAACGGTGGCGAAGTTGTAGAGGTACTGGCAGAGTTTCGCCGGGGCGATACCTACACTTATAGTTTGTACGAATATGCCGTCACTCTTAACCAATCATTTCCGACGACAGTTATCAATGGGACTGGGGGTACCGGTCCAAGCTGGATGAGGATTTTGATTGCCGGTCCAATCAATCATCCGATCCTGACTTTTTCAAATCTTTACCAACAAGACCACGATATTGTGATTGATTTGGATCGCAATATTGCTAGTGGTGAAATTGTCGAAATCAATTCTGAACCGTGGAGCCGCCGAGTCATCAATAATGGATCACCGCCGTTGAACCTTTCGCCACTGCTGATTGGAAATACACCATATTTGGATCGTCTGCGATTTGACTTCAACTCCGATGTAGAAGTCTCGCTGGCGGGTTCTGGAATGAACTCTTCCACTACAGTTTTGGTGTTGTGGCGTGATGTGTATCAGGTGATTTAATGAAGCTCGAAGAAATCACAACTTTCGCATCTTTCACCGAAGCCGATCCAACTTGTATTATTACCAATGATGAAATACAAGTTATGGCTGAAGGTGAAGCGGCATGGGCTAATGCCCCCAAGACTGCACATCTTCAAGACTCATATGTATTGGTAGAACTTGCTCAATCGGTTAATGGCGTTTGGTTTTATACCGAGCAAGGTCCAGGTAATTACACTGGATTTTCTATTTACGGAGATGTACTTGGTTTTATTGAAGCTGTCAGTGGTATTGGAGAAGATAATACTACGACCACCTATGATCCGGTTGCACACCGATGGCTTAAACTTCGTGAAACCGATGGACACCTTTATTGGGAAACTAGCCCTACTGGAATAAATGGTAGTTGGACCATTCAGCGAACTAAAGTTGATGGTCGGGATTACTCCCTTAACGAAAGTCCGTTTGTATATACAGACAGCAATTCTGGTACGGCAATATTTCGACACTTCAATGACCCGCCACCTCCACCGGTTTCTATCCAGAGTTATTACGATACCGACAATAGCCAAGGTTCTATTCTTGATAGGATTCGTTGGACGGTTATTGAAGTTAATAGCAACGAAATCCTGACTCGTGATTTGGTAGTCAAAGAACCTGAAGTCCAGGTAAACCTTTCTGCCCCAAGCATTGTCAGCTTTAAGATCGATCAGGGACAACAACAATCCAGTGCTTATGGGATCAACTGGAAAAACTATGGACAGTGGATCGTCCCTGAAATAGAAACACTGTATTACGGTAAGATTTGCCTTGGCGCACAACTAGTTACGGACAACAAGGTTGATCCGCAATCTGGTGATATGCTCATTGATGCTACCGGATTCATGGGTTATCCCCACGAAATCCCTTGGCTGGAAAACTTTAACCCGATTGCCGTTGATCCTGCCGAAGTGATTCAACGGATTTGGGCGCACATTCAGTCATTTGTCAACGCTAACTTGGGCGTTGACGTACAGCCGTCGAGCACCGGCACGCAGATGTTGCCAGGTATCGGATTCGATGGCAACATCTTAAGCTTTGATTTTTTCGCGATGTTCATTCGCGCAGTTGACTTTCCAGACTGCGGTGACCAAATCAACTCTCTAGCAAGGGATTTGCCGCTAGATTTGTTTGAAGAGGTTGCATGGAACACTGATCGCACTGAGATTACCAAGACGCTTCGTATCGCTTATCCGCTAGGTGGCATTCAACAAGATGGTTTGTCATTTCGCTTGGGCGAGAACATAATTAACGCAGAACTGGCCGAAGAACTCGACATTGAGCCGGTCTCGGATGTGATCATTCGTGGTTGGCTTCCCGGTCGCGTCTATAGCTCACAGCTTTCTAATTTCGATATGACTCGTGCTCGTCGTGTCGTGATGGAAGAAGACGCTCAGATCAACGGAATTGAGCGAGCCGCCGCGTGGGCAAAGCGCAAACTGACACGGCGTAATATCCCAATCTCGTTCTCTAAGATCACCATTGACCCTAATCATCCTCATGCGCCATTTGGATCATTTGGCGTTGGAGACTCGATTTACATTGAGGCACCTAACTTTCCGTGGAAGGGTGATATTCGTCAATGGCACCGAGTCACTTATTACAAGATTAAAGAAGGCGAGCCATACATTGAAGTCGGCGTAAAGGTCGATGGCGCATTTAATTACGATCCTATTGAGTACGATCCTGACGCTATTAACAAGCCTCCCGAAGACCCCAATATTCTGCCAAATGGGTACTTCACAAACTCGCTGGCGGGGTGGAAGTCTGTTCGTGGATCGTGGATTCGCATTGCCACAGTCGGATATTCCGGCGAGGGTTCTGTGCGAATTGACTGTGACGATCACGGCGAGGAATTTCAGTCTGCTAAAATAACCGTCACTCCCGGTGAAACTTTACAGATTTCCGCAGCAGTGAGGTATCAAGAAATTGTCCAAACGGGTACGCCGCCTTATACATTTGCGGTCGCAGTCAATACGCATAAAGACGGCGGCGATGTGGTACGTGGCAATATTGTTGATTCTTTTGTCCATGATGGTGTTGGGCCTTTTACTCCTATGAGCGATTATTTCGTTGTTCCTAACGACGATACCGTCAACGAAATATCAGTAAGCCTACTCGTGAATTCAGCCGTAACAGGCGGCGTTGCATTTTGGGATGACGTGAGGGTGATTCGTCCATGACCTCGCCAATTGGCATGTATGGTGGCTACAAATACGAGTCTGTTGAGGCTCGTAGCCTTGGTTCAATTACTCGCGATTCTTACGACTATCGCGATCAAGGTAAGTTGCTATCTAAACTTACTGGTGATGTTTCATACATGGCTGCCT